TCCCCTGTCCCCTCTTTGCCAAAGAGGGGAACCTGCTGCAAACGGCCTTTAGCGGGTTCCTCCCTTTGCAAAGGGAGGACAGGAGGGATTTCAAACGGCGTCACGATATTATGTAATTCTCAATAGGTCGGCTACGCCATCCACCACGCGCCGGGGCCGATGATGATCGTCTGGCCCACCACCGAGATGGCGCAGCGCAACTCCAAGCACCGCATCGACACCTTGATCGAGGAGTCGCCGGTGCTACGCGAGATCATCGCGCCGGCGCGAAGCCGCGACTCGGGCAACACCGTGCTGATGAAGGAGTTTCGCGGCGGGGTGCTGGTGATGACCGGGGCCAACTCGGCCGTGGGCCTGCGCTCGATGCCGGTGCGCTACCTGTTCCTCGACGAGGTGGACGCCTACCCGCTGGACGTGGATGGCGAGGGCGATGCGATCATTCTCTCCGAAGCCCGCACGCGGACGTTTGCCCGGCGCAAGATCCTGCTGGTCTCCACCCCCACCATCGCCGGGGCCTCGATCATCGAGCGCGAGTACGAGGCGTCCGATCAGCGCCGCTACTTCGTGCCCTGCCCGCATTGCGCGCACCGCCAGTGGCTGCGCTTCGAGCAGCTGCGTTGGGAGCCCGGGCGGCCGGAGACGGCAGCCTACGTGTGCGAGGCCTGCGAGGAACCCATCGCCGAGCATCACAAGCCGCGCATGCTCGAACTCGGCCAGTGGCAGGCGCAGGCCGAGAGCCGCACCGCGGGCTTCCACCTGTCCTCGCTCTACAGCCCCTGGCGCCGCTGGCGCGAGATCGCGGAGTCCTGGGACAAGGCCACCCGCGCCGAAGGCCGATCGGTGGCGATGATCAAGACCTTCAAGAACAACGAGCTCGGCGAGACCTGGGTCGAGGAGGGCGAGGCGCCGGACTGGCAGCGCCTGCTGGAGCGGCGCGAGGATTACCCGATCGGCACCGTCCCCGCCGGAGGGCTCTTGCTCACCGCCGGCGCCGACGTGCAGAAGGACCGCATCGAGGTGTCGGTGTGGGCCTTCGGGCGCGGCAAGACGTGTTGGCTCGTCGAGCACCGGGTGCTGATGGGGGACACGGCGTGCGAGGCGGTCTGGCAGCGGCTGGCCGACCTGCTGGCCGAGACCTGGACGCACGAGAGCGGCGCGCAGCTGCCGCTGGCCCGCCTGGCGATCGACACGGGCTTTGCGACGCAGGAGGCCTACGCCTTCGTGCGCCGGGTGCGCGACGGCCGGGTGATGGCGGTCAAGGGCACGCCCAAAGGGGCGGCGCTGATCGGCACCCCCACCGCGGTCGACCTGACCCAGGGCGGCAAGCGGCTGCGCCGGGGCGTGAAGGTGTTCTCGGTGGCTGTGGGCATCGCCAAGCGCGAGCTCTACGACCACCTGCGCCTCGCCCCCGACGTGGTCGAGGACGGCGTGAGGCCGGCCTACCCCGCCGGCTACGTGCACCTGCCGAAGATCGACGCCGAGTTCCTGGAGCAACTGTGCGCCGAGCAGCTCGTCACCCGGCGTGATCGCCACGGCTTTGCGGTGCGCGAGTGGCAGAAGATGCGCGAGCGCAACGAGGCCCTCGACTGCTACGTCTACGCCCGCGCCGCGGCCAGTGCCGCGGGGCTGGATCGTTTCGAGGAACGCCACTGGCGCGAACTGGAGCGGCAACTGGGGTTGCCGCCGCCCGGCGAGCCCATGCCGTCGAACGAAATGCCCATCGAACGACCTCCCGAGGCCACCCATCGAGGTGGCATCGAGGTTTCTGCAACCCGCCACCCCGGCCGGCGTGTCATCCGCAGCCCCTGGCTGCGCTGATCCTCGCCGGCCGTCCCGAACCCCGAAGGAGAACCCATGTCCCTGGCCACCCGCATCGAGAGCCTCGTCCTCCGCGTCGCGCAGGAGTTCAACGACGTCCGCGCGAAGGCCGGGAATCTCGCCAACCTCACCACCACCGACAAGTCGAGCCTGGTGGCGGCCATCAACGAGCTGAAGGCCGCGGTGGTGGCATCCAACGCGATCGACGACACCCAGGTCGCCACCACCAGCACCTACTCGTCGAGCAAGATCGTCACGCTGCTCGACACGCTCAAGGCCGAGATCCTGGGCGGGGCCGATGCCGCCTACGACACGCTGCTGGAGATCCAGCAGCTGCTGCAGGACGGCACCAGCGGCCTGGACGCCTTGCTCACCGCCGTCAACCACCGCGTGCGCTTCGACGCGGCGCAGACCCTGACGGCTACCGAGCAGGCCCAGGCGCGCAGCAACATCGGCGCCGTGGCCGCCGTCGAGGTGGGCGACACCGACACCGACTTCGTCGCGATCTTCGAAGGGGCCCTGGTCTGATGAGCCTGGCCTCGCGCCTTGCCGCCTTGGCCAGCCGCATCGGCCTGGAGGTCAAGACCAAGATCGATGTCAGCCATCCGGGGCTGGCGCACGCCTGGGTGTGCTTTGGCCATGTCGGCAACCAGATCGTCGTGCGCGCCGCGCACAACGTCGCCTCGGTCACGCGGCTCGCCCCAGGGCGCTACCGCGTGAGCTTCGCCAGCCCGCTGCCGGACGCGAACTACTGCTGGGTGGGCGTCGCACGCAGCAATACCAACACGGGCACGCAGCGGCTGCTGATCGTGCGCTCGACCGCCGACGAGAAGACGCCGACGCACGTCGATGTGGGCTGCGCGACCACTGCCGCGTCCTTCGCCGACTCCCCCGAGATCGACCTCGTGGTCTACCGCTGATGGCCTACACCCAAGCCGACCTCGAGGCCCTGCAAACCGCACTCGCCAAGGGCGAGAAGCGCGTGAGCTTCGGCGACAAGACGGTCGAGTACCGCAGCGTCGAGGAACTGCAAGCTGCCATCGCCGCCGTGAAACGCGACCTCTTCGAGCAGGCCGTGGCCACGGGGCTGTGGCCCGGCGCGCCGCGGCAGATCCGCCTTCACACGACCAAGGGGACGTGATGGGTTGGCTGCACACCCTCAAGCGTCGGCTGTTCGGCGCGAGTCCCACCTACGACGGCGTGGGCGGCGGCCGCCGGGCCGTGGCCTGGCAGGTCGGCAACCCGGGGCGGTCGCGGCGCTCGCCTTCACGCAGAACGAGTTGCGCGCCAAGAGCCGCGATCTCGCCCGGCGTAACGCCTGGGCGGCCGCGGGCATCGAGGCCTTCGTGGCCAACGCCATCGGCACCGGCATCAAGCCGCAGAGCATGGTGACTGATGCGGCCGTGCGCGAGGCCATCCACGCGCTGTGGTGGGACTGGGTGGAGGAGGCCGACGCGGCGGGCTTGACCGACTTCTACGGCCTGCAGGCGCTCGCCTGCCGCGCGATGCTCGAAGGCGGCGAGGCGCTGGTGCGCCTGCGCTGGCGCCGTCCCGAGGACGGTCTGCCGGTGGGTCTGCAGCTGCAGGTGCTGGAGCCCGAGCACCTGCCGACCACCCTGAACCGGGACCTGCCCTCGGGCCACGTCATCCGCGCCGGTATCGAGTTCGACCGGCTCGGGCGGCGCGTGGCCTACCACCTGCACCGCTCGCACCCGGGCGACGGGAGTCTGGCGCCGATGTCGGGCACGGGCGCCTCCGCGGGAGGTCTCGACACCGTGCGCGTGGGTGCCTCCGAGGTCATCCACCTGTTCCGCCCGCTGCGCCCGGGGCAGATCCGCGGCGAGCCCTGGCTCGCGCGGGCGCTGGTGAAGCTGCACGAGCTCGACCAGTACGACGACGCGGAACTGGTACGCAAGAAGACCGCGGCGATGTTCGCCGGCTTCATCACGCGGCTCGCCCCCGAGGACAGCCTGATGGGCGAAGGGCTCGCCGAGCCCCAAGGCGCGGCGCTCGCCGGGCTGGAACCCGGCACCTTGCAGATCCTGGAGCCCGGCGAGGACATCAAGTTCTCGGCGCCGGCGGACGTGGGCTCGAGCTACGACGCCTTCATGCGCCAGCAGTTCCGGGCCGTGGCCGCCGCCATGGGCATCACCTACGAGATGCTCACCGGTGATCTCACCCAGGTGAACTACTCCAGCATCCGCGCGGGGCTGCTGGAGTTTCGCCGCCGCTGCGAGGCCATCCAGCACGGGGTGATCGTGCACCAGCTGTGCCGCCCGGTGTGGCGGGCCTGGATGGAGCAGGCCGTGCTCGAAGGGGCGCTGAGCCTCCCCGGCTACGCCCGCCGCCCTCGGACGTACCAGGCCGCCAAGTGGATCCCGCAGGGCTGGCAGTGGGTCGATCCGCTCAAAGAGTTCAACGCGCTCAAGCTCGCGATCCGCGCCGGGCTGATGAGCCGCTCGGAGGCGATCTCGGCCTACGGCTACGACGCCGAGGACATCGACCGCGAGATCGCGGCGGACAACGCCCGCGCCGATGAACTGGGGCTGGTCTTCGACTCGGATCCGCGGCACGACCAACCGACGCCGCCGGTGCCGACACCTGCGCCCGACACCGAACTTCAGGACTGACACCGATGCTGCCCCATCTCGCCTCCCGGCTCTTTGGCACGCCCCTGCTCGTCCAGCGCGCCAAGCTCGACGCGATCCTCGCGGTGCTCTCCGACCGCCTGAATCTCCCCGCGCCGGACGTCGAACTCGCGCCGCCGCTGCCGAGGGCCCCGACCCCTCCGGCGTTTCCGTCAAGCTCGATCGCGGTCCTGCCGATCCACGGCACCCTGGTCAAGCGCACGCTGGGGCTGGAGGCGGCCTCGGGGCTGATGAGCTACGCCGACATCGGCGCGCAGCTGGAGGCGGCCCTTGGCGACCCGATGGTCGCCGGCATCGTGCTCGACATCGATTCGCCCGGCGGCGAGACCGGCGGCTGCTTCGAACTCGCCCGCCGCGTGCGCGAGGCGGCCGCCGTGAAGCCCGTCTGGGCCGTGGCCAACGACGCCGCCTTCTCCGCGGCCTACGCCATCGGCTGCGCCGCCGATCGGCTCTTCGTCACCGAGACCGGCGGCGTGGGCTCGATCGGGGTGATCGCGCTGCACGTCGACCAGTCGGTCAAGGACGCCCGGGACGGCTACCGCTACACCGCGGTCACCGCGGGCGCCCGCAAGAACGACTACTCGCCGCACGAGCCGCTACACGATGCCGCCCGCGCGGCGCTGCAGGCCGAGGTGGACCGGCTCCACGCGCTCTTCGTCGCGCACGTGGCGGCGATGCGCGGCCTGCCCGAGGACGCGGTGCGCGCGACCGAGGCTGCGCTCTTCTTCGGCCCGCAGGCCGTCGAGACGGGGCTGGCCGACGGGGTGGCCACGCTCCCCGCGGTGCTCGCCGAGTTCGACCGACATCTTGCGGCCGCGCGGCGTCCGTCTTCCCCGCCGCGCCAAGCCCCGACCGGGAAGGCGACCTTACTGCGAGGAACCCCCACCATGACCGACACCCCGCCCGAGACCCTCGGCGTGGATGAGGCCACCGCCCTGGTGGCCGAGGCCCGCCGCGAAGTGGCGCAGTCCGCGAAAGTGATCGCGGAACTGTGTCTGATCGCCGGCTGCCCCGAGCGCGCCGCCGAGTTCATCGCTGCGGGCCGCACCGAAGCCGAGGTGCGCCGCGCCCTGATCGAGGCGCGCGCCGCCCACAGCATGGATACCGCCGTGCGCTCGACCCACGTGCCCCAGGACTGGGCCGCCCCCGGCGCCGATCCGGCCGCCTCGCCCGTGGTCGCCGCCGTGAAGAAACTCGTGACCCGGGAGTGAACCATGCCCACGCTCACCCAAGCCCCCAACCTCGGCGACCTGCTGAAGTACGAGGCGCCGAACCTGTATTCGCGCGAGCGGGCGACCGTGGCGGCCGGGCAGAACCTGCCGCTCGGCGCCGTGGTCGGCCGCGAGACGGCCACAAGCAAGCTCAAGGCCCTCGACCCCGCGGCCGGCGACGGCAGCGAAGTCGCCGTGGGCGTGCTCGCGCTGGCCGTCGATGCGACGCTGATCGACCGGGAGGACGCGATCTTGATCGCCCGCCACGCCATCGTCGCGCGAAACGCGCTGGTCTGGCCCGCGGGGATCACCACCGCGCAGCAGCTCGCTGCGATCGCCCAACTCGAAGCGCGAGGCATCGTGGTGCGCGACAGCGCCTGACCGACACCCGATCCCGACCAACTCGAGCGACCCGCCACCCGGCGGGTTTGGCTTCGGCCGCCGCTACGCGGCTTCACACCGGCTTCGCCGGCATGAGCCTGCGCCGAAGCTCCTCTTTCGCATGTCTGGAGACCCCGATGCTCAACCCCTTCGATTCCCCCGGCTTCTCGATGGCGAGCCTGACCGCCGCCATCAACCTGATCCCCAACCGCTACGGGCGGCTGGAGGCCTTGAACCGGTTTCCGGCCAAGCCCGTGCGCACGCGTCAGGTCGTCATCGAGGAGTACGCTGGGCGCCTGAACCTGCTGCCCACCCGGCCGCCCGGCTCGCCGGGCACGGTCGGCGAGCGCGGCCAGCGCCGGCTGCGTTCCTTCGTCATCCCGCACATCCCGCACGACGACGTGGTGCTGCCCGAGGAGGTCCAGGGCATCCGGGCCTTCGGCTCGGAGACGGAGATGGAGGCCGTCGCCGGCGTGCTGGCGCGGCATCTGGAGACCATGCGCAACAAGCACGCGATCACCCTCGAACACCTGCGCATGGGGGCGCTCAAGGGCCAGATCCTGGACGCCGACGGCAGCACGATCTACGACCTGTTCGACGAGTTCGATCTCAGGCCCACCACCATCGCCTTCGATCTGGCCAATGCCAACAGCGACGTCAAGGGCCACTGCTACGAGGTGCTGTCCCACATCGAGGAGAACCTCAAGGGCGAGTTCATGACCGGCGTGCACGTCCTCTGTTCGCCCGAGTTCTTCCGGGCGCTGACCGGCCACAAGTCGGTCAAGGAGGCCTGTGCGCAGTGGCAACAGGGCGCGATCCTGATCAACGACGTGCGCGCGGGCTTCGTCTTCGCCGGCATCACCTTCGAGGAGTACCGGGGCCAGGCGACCGACGCCAACGGCAACGCGCGCCGCTTCATCGCCGCGGGCGAGGCCCACGCCTTCCCGCTGGGGACGGTGGACACCTTCGCCACCTACTTCGCCCCGGCCGACTTCAACGAGACCGTGAACACCCTCGGCCAGCCGCTCTACGCCAAGCAAGAGCCCCGCAAGTTCGACCGCGGCACCGATCTGCACACCCAGAGCAACCCGCTGCCGATGTGCCACCGGCCCGGCGTGCTGGTGAAGCTCACGGTCTGATGCCGCTGCGATGGTCCGTGTAGAGGATCTGTACGACGCCGCCGAGCGCGCGGGGCTCTTGACGCCCGTCGTGGTGGGCACCGCCACCGTGCACTGCGCGTTCCGTGCGCCGGACGAGACGGTGCTCGACGGTCTGGCGCTGGCGCGCGACTACCAGATCGACTACCCGGCGTCCTGGCTGACGCTGGCCGCTGGGGACACGGTCGATGTGGCAGGCCACACCTACGAGGTGCGCGAGGTGCGCGCCATCGGTGACGGCACGGAGCGTCGCGCCTCGCTCTCCCGACTCTGAGCAAACCGTCATGAACTCCGTCCGCGAGCGCCTCTTGCGGGCGGTCATCGCACGCTTGTCGTCCGCCGTGGCCCCGATGGCCGTGCTGCGTATGCCTGCCGTGCCGGTCACTCGAGAGGCCAGCCCGGCGCTGCTGCTGTTCGTCGAGGGCGATCGCATCACCGCCCACGCCAACCACCTCGTCGACCGGCAGTTGGTCGTCCGGCTCGCCGTGGTGGCGCGCGGCGCGGATGCCTTCGACGTGGCCGACCGGGCGCTGGTCGCCGCCCATGCGGCTTTGCTGGCCGATCCGAACCTGGGTGGGCTGGCCATCGTCGTGCGCGAGATCGACTGCGACTGGGAGTTCGACGACGCCGATGCCGGGGCCGTGCTGCTTCCCGCCCGCTACGAGATCCGCTACCGCACCCACGCCCTCGATCTCACCCAAACAGGATGAACCCATGCACATCGAACTGCTGAAACCCCACGCCCACGCCGGCCAGCCCCACGCCGCAGGTGAGCGCCTCGATCTGAACGAGGCCAGCGCCCGCTGGCTGATCGCCCAGGGCGCGGCCAAGGCCGTCGCGTCCACCACGACGCCCGATCCCAAACCCCATCGCCGTGAGGCCGCCTCCGGCACCACTCAAGGAGACTGACCATGGCCTACTTCTGGCTTCGGCCGCTTCGCTTAACGCCCGCTGCGCGGGCATTAGCCTTCGCCGCAACGCGCCGACACGGCGCGTTGTCCGGACACATTGCTGACCGCTGAGGAGGCACGGCAATGGCTTACTTTTCAGGACAGGGGCGCGTCTACATCGGCGCGCGTGATTCGGCTGGCAATCCGGCCGGCCTCACCTTCGTCGGCAACGTGCCGGAACTGAAGGTGTCGCTGTCGGTGGAGACGCTGGAACACCAGGAGGCGCAGTCCGGCCAGCGCCTCACCGACCTGCAGCTCATCAAGACCAAGAAGGGCGAGTTCGCCTGCACGCTGGAGGAACTCAGCAGCGGCAACCTTGCGCTCGCCCTCTACGGCCACTCGACCACGGTGGCACCGGGCACGGTCACGGGCGAGGCGCTGCCCAACCCGGTCACCGCGGGCAGCCTCTATCCGCTCGCGCACCAGAACGTCTCGGCGGTGCAGATCCAGGACGGCAGCAACCCGCCCAAGACCCTGCCGGCGACGCAGTACCAGGTGCACGCCAGGCACGGCTCGGTGCTGATCCTCGACGCCACGACCGGCGGCCCCTATGTCGAGCCCTTCACCGTCGATTACGCCTACGGCGCCGCGCAGAGCACAGCAATGTTTACCCGCCCGCTGCCCGAGCGCTGGATCCGCTTCGAGGGCCTCAACACCGCCGACGCCAACCGCGAGGTGGTGATCGACCTGTATCGCGTGGCGATCAACCCGGCCAAGGAGCTTTCGATCATCACCGACGAACTGCTGAAGTTCGAACTCTCCGGCCAGGTGCTGGCGGACCTCTCCAAGCCCGCCGACGGCGAACTCGGCCAGTTTGGCCGCCTGGTGCTGCTGTAAAGGAACGCGACCATGCCCGACTTCGAAACCTTCCCGCCCGTGCCCAAGGTGGTCACGGTGGCCGGCACCGCCGTCGAGCTCACGCCGATCCGCCTGGGCGAGTTGCCGCGCCTGCTGGCCGCGGTGCGGCCCATCGCAGCCGATCTCTCGGCCGGCCTCTCGGCCGAGCCGGATTGGCTCGACCTCTTGGCCCGGCATGGCGAGGCGGTGCTGGAGCTGCTCACGCTCGCCACCCGGCGCGACCGCGCCTGGATCGAGGGGCTGGCACTCGACGAGGCCGTCACCTTGGCCGCCGCGGTGTTCGAGGTGAACGCGGATTTTTTCGTGCGGCGGGTGGCGCCGAGCATCGAGCAGGGGGGCGAGCGGCTGGCGCCGATCCTCTCGGCTGGGACGATGCCGTCGCCCGGCTCGTCGCCGCCGGCCACCGCCACGCCGAGGTGATGGGCTACACCCTCGCGCAAGTCCGCGGGTTGCTGGCCGCCCACGGCCGGCTGGAACGTAGGCAGAACGCCTTGCGGCTGGCCTTGCACGCGGTGGCAGCCCAGGGCGACCGGGCGGCGATCGAGCGACTGCAGCGCGAGTTGTGGGAGGACGTGCGGCCATGAAACTGACGCTCACCACCGAGGGACTGCTCGATCCAAGGAAGCTCTCGGCCTGGAGCGCGGAACGCCGGCGGGCGATACACGCGGCGGTGGCCAAGGGGATGACCTCGGGCGGCCGCGAGGTGCGCGAGGCGGCCCGCGCCCAGATGCGCAGCGCCTTCCAGGTGCGGCGCGCGAGCTTCGTCGCCTCGCTGCAAGCCAAGGTGTTCGACAAGAAACCCGATCGCCTGCCCGCGCTGTGGGTGGGAAGTCGAATCCCCTGGCTCGGCATCCACACGCACGGTGGCACGGTGGCGGGCCGGATGCTGATCCCGCTGCTGCCCACCCGCATCGGCCCCAAGCGTTTCAAGGCCGTGATCGACGGCCTGATGCGCTCGGGCAACGCCTTCTTCGTCGAGAAGGACGGCCGCGTGCTGCTGATGGCCGAGAACATCCGGGAGAACACCGCGCAGCTCAACCGCTTCAAGCGCGCCGAGCGCGAGCGCAGCGGCGTCAAGCGCCTGCAGCGCGGCCAGGAGATTCCGATCGCCGTGCTGGTGCGGCGGGTGGATCTGAAGCGCCGGTTCGATCTCGTGGCAGGCGTCCGAGGCGCACTGCCCAAGCTCGCTGCTGCGATCCGGCGTGAGCTGGACAGGCTCTGAGGGTCAGAGCAGACCGCGCACCGTCGCCAGAGGCAAGAACAAGGTCAGCGGTGTCTCGGGCAGAGCGATGAACCCGTGGTGCCGGTAGAAGGCTGCGGCCGTCTCGTCCTTGGCATCGACCGTCAGCGCATAGGCGGCGATCTCTGCACGGGCTGCACGTGCCAGCGCGTCGGCCAGCAGCGCTCCGCCCAGACCCTGCCCCTGAAAGCGGCGATCGACCGCCAGACGTCCCATGCGCACGGCGGGGACGGTGGGATAGCGCGGCAGCTTCTTGGCGGTGCTCGGCGGCAAATCGGCCAGCCACAGGCTCGCCGAGGCCAAGGTGTAGTAGCCCGCGATGCGGTTCCCGGCGGTGACGGCCACGAAGCAGGCCGCGACGCGGCGGCGCACGTCCTGCGAGACCTGCTCGCGCAGGTAGCGGTTCAGCGCCGGGCTGTCGCAATCGAAGGCCGAGCGGTCGTGCGTGGCGTCCAGCGGCACCACGCGAAACGGCGCCCGGCTCATTCAGCGCGCAGCAGTTTGCGGCGACGCGTGAAGGCGCGCTTGAGCGCCGGGGCCGGGGTGGGCGGCGACAGTAAGGCTTGGGCAAAGCATTCCTGATCGGCCACCGACAGCCGGATGGCGGCCGCCTGCTCGATGGCGCGCTGGGCGGCCTCCTGCACGGCCGAGACCACGAAATCGGTCATCGTGCGTCCCTGCAACTCGGCGGCGCGCTTGAGCTGCGCGTGCAGATCGGCGCTGATGCGCGCTTCGAGCCGGGCGGTGGTGTGGGCAGCCATGGGATGGTCCTCCTGGTGCGAATTATACGGCAAGTTGCCGTACAATGCCAGCCACGATGTTGGCTCGTGGGAGAGCGGCCGACCTCAGGCAACGACCGGTTGGATGCCGAGGGTCGAGTAGGCGTCGATGTAACGCTCGGCGTCGATGAAACTCCCCACCGTCTGTACCCCATCCTCTTTGGTGCGGCCTTGAGGTCTGAAGTCGAGTGAGAGGTGGTAACTGTCGCTGTTCGGGAATCGGCCGCTGAAGTAGTAATGCAGGCCTCGGGCCACCACGGCGGCCGGGAATACGTACACCCGCGGCTCGCCCTGCGGCACGGCCAAGTCCACGCAGCAGATGAAGCGACGGTCGAGCGGGATCGCCTCGGCGTTGGGCTCGGCGTACTTCTTCTGCAGGATCCAGCGGCGGGAATACTGCGCCGAGGACTTCACTTCGAGAAACGCCACATTGCCGACCTTGTCGAACACCAGGATATCGTAGCCGATGGTGGTCCCCCACTGCAGGGTCACCATGTAGCCGCGTTGAGTCAGGCGCGAGGCGACGAGGAATTCTCCGGCCAGGCGGTTGAGGTTCTTCTTCTCGTTGCTGACGCGGGTCATGCCTTCAACCTTCCGACCACGGATCGATGACGGAAACACCCGCAGCGGCAAACGGCGCCGTGTCGCGCGTAGCGACCGTCATGCCATAGGTCCTGGCAATCGCCGCGATCAGCCCGTCGGCCATGCCGATGGCTTGGCCTGCCGCCTGCGCCTTGGCCATCAGGTCGGCGTAAGCCTGGGTCGCCGGCAGGTCGAAGGCCAGTATGCGACCGGCGAAGGCCGGCAGCACCTGGGTCTCCAGGCGTTCGGCGAGGGCCTTGCGCCGGCGGCCGTTGGGCAGGCGGGCCACGCCGTAGCGCAGCTCGGCCACGGTGACGACGGACAGGAACAGCGTCTCCAGCGGTTGGGCGTCGAGCCAGGCGACGACACGCGGCTCGGGCGCGGCGCGCAGCGGCTCGGAGATGAGGTTGGTGTCGAGCAGGATCATTCCAGATCCACTGCCCGGGGAGCCGACTTGTCGCGCTGATTGAGCAGCGCGACCTCCTCGTCGCTGAGCCGGAGGTGCCGGCCGATGTCGGCCAGCATGGATCCCAGCTTCAGCCGCCTCTGCGGCTTCACCGCATCGATCAGGATGGCGCGCACCTCCGCCTCGGTGCTGCGCCCGTGCTGGGCCGCGCGCAGGCGCAAGGCGCGATGCACCTCGTCGGGCAGATTGCGAACCGTCAGGATGGCCATGACGACACTCCAAAACACTGAAATCAGTGCAGTCATTTTAATATACTGCATTCATCACGGCAACCGGGGTTCGGGCCAGCGTCACAACCGGCCGGAGGCACCATGACCGCCCGCGCCCAGATCCTCATCCGCGCCGTCGACGAGACGCGCGCGGCCTTCGGCTCGATCCAACGCAACCTCGGCGGCCTGCTTGACGCCGCGCGGCGGGTCAATGGCGTGCTGGCCAACCTGGGCGTCGCGTTGTCGGCGGCGGGCTTGGCCGCGATGGTGAAGTCGGCGCTGGACTCGGCCGATGCGCTGAACAAGCTCTCGCAGCGCGTGGGCATCACGGTGGAGTCGCTCTCTACCCTGGTGCCGGTGGCGGAACTGTCCGGTGTCTCGGCGCAGACCTTCGAGACGGGGCTCAAGAAGCTCGCCACCACGATGTTCGAGGCGGCCACCGGTTCGGAGGAGTCCGCCCGGCGCCTCAAAGCGCTGGGCGTGGAGTTCAAGAACCAGGACGGCCGGCTTCGCGCGACCGATGCGGTGCTGCTCGATCTGGCCGACCGCTTCAAGGCCATGCCCGACGGGGCGCAGAAGTCGGCGCTGGCGGTGCAGCTCTTCGGCAAGAGCGGCGCCGAACTCATCCCCTTCCTGAACCAGGGACGCGAAGGCATCGCGGCCCTGACCGGCGAGATGGAAGCGCTCGGCGTGCAGATCGGCGGCGACACCGCCGCGCAGGCCGAGGTGTTCAACGACTCGCTGGCCAAGCTGCGGCTCGCCGCGACGAGTCTGGCCAACCGGGTGATCGAGGCGTTCCTGCCGGCCATGAACGAGATGGCCGGCGGGATGGTCGAGTCGGCCAAGCAGGGCGGTGCCTTGCGCGCGATCCTGGATGGCGTGGTGCTGGTGCTCAAGACCCTGGCGCTGGGTGCCGCCACGGTCGGCAAGGCCTTCGTCGCCCTGGGCGAGGCGATCGGCGCCGGCGTGGCCGCGGCCGTGCAGGCGCTGCAGGGCAACACCACCGGGGCCAAGGCCATCATCGCCGAACTCAAGGACAGCCTCGTGCGGCGGCTGGACGAACTGGCCGAGTTCCGGGACAGCCTCTTCGACCCCAAGCCCATCGAGGTGCAGGCGCCCAAGGCGCAGGCCGACCCGGCGTTGCTGCAACGGCTCACGGCTCCGGGCAAGACCCGCGACACGGCGAGCGCCCGGGCCGCGTTGCTCGAGGCGCAGATGGATGCCGAGTTCGCCTTGCTCGAGGACGCTCTGTCGCGCCAGCAGCGCGCGCTCGATGAGGCACTGCAGGATCGGCTGGTCTCCATCCGCGACTACCACGCGCAGAAGACCGCGCTCGAGCAGCGCGAACTCGACGCCGAGATCGCCCGCCGCCGGCAGGAACTCGTCGCGCAGCAAGCCGTCGCGACCAACCCCCGCGCTGCCGAATCGGACCGCCTGCGAGCCAAAGCGGAGATCGCCAAGCTCGAGGCCGACCTCATCGTCCTCAACGACCGCCGCGCCGACATCGAACAGGCCAACGCCCGCGCCGCCGCGAAGGCCGAGCAGGAACTGGCCGATGCGCTGGCCGCCGCGCGCGAGGAGCTCGCCCAGCTCACTGGCACCGACACGGCGGAAGACCGTCGCGCGAGCATCGAGCGCAGCTACCGCGACTTGCGCGCGCGCCTCGTGGCCGAAAGCGATACTGCAGGCGTCGAGATCATCGGCCGGCTCATCGACGTCAAGGCCGCGCAGGCCAACCTCGCCAAGCTCGAACAAGAGTGGCGGCTCGTCACCGAGCGGCTGCGCAACGCCCAGGAGGCGATCCAGATCCAGAGCCAGGCGGGGCTGCTCACCGAAGCCCAGGCCCGGCAGCAGATCGTGGTCTTGCAACAGCAATCGGCGGCCGAGATGCAGCGGCTCCTGCCCGCGATGCAGCAGGCCGCGCAGGCGATCGGGCCGGAAGCGGCGGGCCGCGTGGCCGCCTGGCGCGTTGAGCTGGAGCGCACGCGGCTGGTCACCGACCAGTTGGCTCCCTTGTGGAACCGCCTCGGCGAGGGCTTCGGCAACGCCCTGCAGGGCATGGTCACCGGCGCGCAAAGCTTCCGCGAGGCGCTGTCCAACCTGTTCCGCCAGGTGGCCGACGCCTTCCTGCAGCAGATGGTGATCCAGCCCTTCCAGCAGTGGGTGGCGATGCAGGCGCGGATGCTCGCGCTGAAGCTCGGCTTCCTCCAGCAGGAGCAGGCCATCGAGCAAGCGGCGGCGGCCCAGTCGGTGGCGCAGAAGTCTGCCGAGACCACCGCCAAGGTGTCGATGGACGCGGCCCAGGCCGGCGCGGGCGCGGCGGCCTCATCGTGGGCGCGGCACTGCGCGTGGCGCCGTTCGAGAACATCGGCGAGGAGCCGGTGCTGCTGGGTGTGCGCGACACCACCGCGCAGGTGGCGCACCTCGTCACGCTCGGCGAGGACGGGCGGCTCAAGCTCTACCGCCGACAGTACGGATACGACCAGCCGATCTCGACCTCGATCACGACCGCCCCCGCGCGCGGCTGGCATTACGTCGAGCTACAAGTCGTGCAGGGCGCGAGCAACGGCAGTCTGAACGTGCGCGTCAATGGTGTGCTCGCGATCACCCTGTCGGCGCAGAACACCTTGCAAGGCGGCGGGCCGCTGCTCACCGCCTTCGTGGGCGCCGTGCCCGGCGAAGCCTGCCGGGTCACCACCGACGTGGACGACCTCTATCTCGCCGACACCTCGGGCACGATGAACAACACCTTCCTCGGCGATGTGCGCATCGATGCGTTCCAGGCCCAGGCCGATGGCAGCTTGACCCAGTGGACGGTCGAGGGCGCCGCTTCCGCCTGGGCCGCGGTGAGCGACGGTGACGAGGCCACGGCCATCCGCGCCGCCACCGCGGGCCTGCGCCAGAGCTTCGACATCCAGCCGCTGCCCGCGATGAGCAGCCCGGCCCTCCACGGCGTGCAGGTGACGCTGCTGGCGCGCAAGACGGATGCGGGCAGCGGCCGCGTGCGCGCCCTGGCGGCAAGCGGTGCGCAGACGGCGGTGAGTGCCGACCTCAATCTGCAAGAGCAACTGGCCTGGCACACGGCCGTGTTCGAGCGCAACCCGAGTGGCAACGTCGCCTGGACGGAAGGCGCCTTCAACGCCGCCGAGTTCGGCGTGGAGTCGGCATGACCGATCGGCTCGCGCCCGCCCTGATCACCGAGACGGCCAGCCGTCCCGTCGCAATGGCGCAGGTGGTCACGCAGCATGCCGAGGCGATTGCGCACGCGAGCCCAGGCGCGCAGGTCGCCACCACTGTGGCCGAGACGCTGGCCGCGCTGGTGCCGCTTCATCAAGTCTCGGGCTTGTGGGTCGAGGTGCTGCGCCGCGACACCGCCGCCGCAGCCATGGTGGTCGAGGCCATGGACGCCTTCGGCCAAGCACCCTGGCCCGAGGCGTCGCGCGGGATCTTCGTCTTCCGCCACGACTGGGCCGAGCCCCTCATCGAGCGCCTGCAATGGGCGACCGGCGTGGTGCGGCTGGCTTCCGGCAACGAGGCGCGGCAAGCGCTGCGGCACGTGCCGCGGCGATCGATCACCTACCACGTGGGCCACGGGCGCGCGATGGATGCGCTGGTGGCCGACTGGCTGGAAGATCACCTCGGGCGGGTCGCGTGGTGGCCGCTGCCGCAGCACGCGGCGCGTCTGCGCGCAGCCGCCGCTGCCGGGACATTCGCGCTGGACCTGACGCCGCCGGCCGGCGCCGACGTCGCCGCTGTTGCGTCCTACCGGCTGGACGAGGGCGGGGTGCAGCGTGAGGACGCGGCGCCCCGGGCGATCCTCTGCGCCGCGGACGGCTGGCAGGTGCTGTCACTCGCCGAGCCGCTGGCGCGGCCCGTCCCCGTGGGCGCGCTCGTCCTGCCCCTGGTCGAGGGCGTGGCGGTGGAGCCGGCGGAGTTCGCACAGGGGGTGCCGGGCCTCATGGCCGGCCGCGTCACTGTGCAGATCGCCTTCGAGCCGCTGCCCGACGAAGGGCTGCTCGACGATCCCTGGCTCGACGGCCTGCCCGTCTGGCCCGATGGCAACTGGCGCGAGGATCCGTCCGTCACGGCACAGGGCGAGGTCACGCGGCAAGACCTCTCACCCGTCGACCCCTGGGTGCGCCGTGACGACCCGTGGCCGATGAGCACCTTCCTACGCCGCTATCTCGCCACAGGGCGTGAGGCCATCACCCGCTGGCGCGCGCGGCTGTACCGCGCCCAGGGGCGGCTTGGTGCCTGCTGGCTGCCCGATGGTCTGGCGCCGGTGTTGCGCGTGCAGGCCGAGGCCGAGGTCGAGGCGGGCTATCTGCGCGTGGACGGCGCGGAGAGCGCCGCCTTCTGGCACCGCCCGGCCGCGGCGCTGATCGTGCATCCCGACGGCACGCGCCAGGCAGTACTCACCGGCCCGGTCCATCAGGACGCCGGCGGCGTGCTCGTCTTGCGCTCGGGCCTCGATGAGGCGGTGCCCGCCGGCAGCCGCGTCCTCCGCTTGGTCCGCTGCCGGCTCGACCACGACGCCGTCGAGCTGTACTGGCCACGCCCGAGGCGGTCGAGGTCCCGCTGACCCTGCGCCGCCTGCCGGAGCCGCGCGGCAACGATCGCATCACCTACACCCCGTCCTGAGCATGAACGCAGGTCCGCTGTCCGAAGTCGAGCTCTACGCCTTCGAGGGCGCAAGTGCCCGCTTCCACCTCACCCCGCACGAGTTCGATGTGGAGATCGGCGGCCAGCGTTACACGCGCTGCCCGCTGGCGCGCAACGCGCTCGCGCTCGGGGCGGAAGCCGCCAAGTCGGCGCTGGAACTGAGCCTGCCGCCCGAGCACGCGCTGGTACGCCATCTGCTGGAGGCGGCGCTCACCGGCGAGCCGACCGCGGTGCGGTTGCGCGTGGCGCGGCGTGCCGACTCGGGCGACCATTGGTGGATCGCTGGCACGCGCTGGATGGGCCGCGTGCTCGGCGTCGAAGTCGCCGACGATGTGGCGCGCATCCGCTGCGAATCGGCGCAGCCGACTGCCCACAAATCCACAGCGTCCGTTGTTTCGGGCGCGGCGGCGCAGCCTGTTTTGCCTCGGGGCCACCAAGCCCGTGTTTGAGCTGATGGCGCGCCGTCGTGACCGTTCC